ATCAGGATCTGCTCGAGGCGCTTCAGGCGGGCATTGATGCCCTCGTATCTCACTGCGCAAACTTCTTCATGCGTCATCAGACGTGCCTCAACTTCGTCAATGCTGCCCATCGAAAAGACTCCTGCTTACATTCCACCCATCAGGGCGTTTCGGTTTTCGGATTCTGGCGCCAACTCATTCAGTACCGGCTCCGCTAGGGCGCGCGCGGTCGCGCCCTTAGCCAGACCATAAGACGCCGGATCGCGAATGATCTTCAAAACTTTAGTCCGCTCAAACGCTGGAATCGTTCGCAACAGTTCATCAAAACTTTCGGCGGTCTGAGCGGCTTTGGTCAACTGCTGCCACGTTTTGCGAGCAATCTTCTTTTCAAGCGTGTCAATGCCTTTGTTCAGCGCGGCGCCGGATGCGCTCAACCCCCACGGCACCCGTATCTTTGCCAGATGATCTTTTAGCAGCTCGCTGTACGCCTCTCGCCCAGCAGCGGCTTGCTCGGTAGCGCGCACAGCGCGGCCTGCTGTTTCGCCTATCTTGCCGAGCGTGCTCATCGCCGACTCGCTCATCTGCTTAACCAGATCGTAGTTGCCAGGCCCAAAAATTTCTTTTACTTTTTCTGGGTTGCGACCTGTTACCAAGTCAACAAATTCTTTTGGGTTGCGCTCAAACATCTCCAATGCTTCGGCCGACAGTTGGCGCTGCTCAACAGCCTGACGACCTTTGGCGTAGGCGTCTAAGTATTTTGTGTAGTTAGAACTTCCTGATGCTTTGTCAATCGCCTCGCGAATAGCGGGCTTTAGCTCCGTAAGCAAACTTGCGGTCAACTCCTTCTGCGCGGTCGGCGTCATTTTGGCGCCGAGAAGATCGCGCACCGCGCTGTTAACTGAATTGCGTTGGATAGCATCTAACGCAAATGCGTCGATCACGCCCCCCTCGTTGGTCCACTTGCGGATGTCTTGCACAACTCGAGGAATTATTTGTTCGATGTCGGAATTAGCCGCGTAGCGTGGGTTGCGAAGCACACCTAGCAACTGGCGTTCAATCGCTTCTGTTTTAAGCGGTTGAAGACCGTGGGCAGCCATGCTGTCCAAAGCACGTTGTGCAAACCGGCCGGCCTCGCCAAACGCTAGCGATCCTTCAGCAGCAGAGGTTGCGACTTTTTCGGCCGCGCCCTCAAGCTCGCCCATGTAAGTGTAGCGGCCCGGCACTCGAGGCTGACCAGCAACCTGACCGGGCATCAACTCTCCGGTATCAGGCGAGTACGGCGTCCGAGCGCGCTCGCCAATACGTTCGCCCGCAGCCGTAAAGCGGCGCACATCCTGTACTTTTTGACCGGCCGCTGCGCCCATCCGCGCCGCTTCAGCTTGCAAGCGTTGTCTGATTACTTCGTCAGCATTGATACCTGCCAAAACAACATCGCGCTCCGGCAAGAGCTGTTGGTTGAGCGCGTTAATTTCCGCTTCGCGCGCCGCCTGAGCAGCAACAGGAGTGCGTCCACCTGCCAGTTCGGCTAGTTGATTGATCGCTTCCCGACGCTGTACAGGTGTGATGCCCGCTTGTGGACCGGTGACCGGGCCAAACTGCTCCGGTGCTCTGGCTGCTGCGCGCTGTAACAGCGCCTGCGTGGTCGGGATGTAAAGGTCGTCAGACCCGGCAAGCGCCTGTTGAGCAGTAGAACCCGGCGGTGCGGAGCGCAAAGCCAACTGAGCGGCGTCTAGATTCTCGCCTAGCGCTTCTCGAGCCAAAGCCGCCGCCCGCTGTTGCGGGATCTGTCGAGCATCGGCAAGGCGCCCAAGACCTGCGCTGACTGCTTGGCCGACCACGCGCCCGCCAGCCTCCATTGCACCGCCCGCAGCAATGTCAAACGTCGCCTGCTTAAGGGCTTCGTCAGGCGTCATGGCAGGCTGCGTGCCAAGATAAGTATCCGCCAGTCGCAGAATTTGGCGAGCGCCAGCGTAGCCGGCGCCTGCGCCCGCTAACGTCCCGAGACCTGGCGCCCCGACGGTTCCCACAGCGGCGCCGCCGATGCCGCCCAGCATTTCAAGTGTTGGGCCGACCATTTGCCGCGTTGCGACCAGACCTTTATACAGGTTTGGGTATTCTTGCGCCCACGCAGGTGCTTTAGACGCAGGTTGCTCAGGAGCGGTCGCCCGAGATGTCGGAATTTGATCTGCTGAAACCGGCGCAGGCATGGGCACTTCCGGAGCCGCCATAAATGCCGGAGCAGATGCTTCCGGAGCGTTTTGCCACGACTCAACAACAGGGGCGTCTCGCCATCCCATTACGGCTTCCTCCGCGTTTTACCGTCCGGCCCTATAAACAACGCTCCAGACGGCAGAGAATTGTACTCAGCATCAGATTTAATGGTGACAGGCGGCCGTTGAGCAGGAGCGGCAGCAGGAGCGGCAGCAGGAGCGGCAGCAGGAGCGGCAGCAGGAGCGGCAGCAGGAGCGGCAGCAGGAGCGGCAGCAGGAGCGGCACCCGCGCCAATACTCTCAAGTCTTTTCTGCGCTCGGGCGGCGCCCGTTCGCACAATCTCTTGCAGTTCGCGGGCGGCTGTAATGAATTCTTTTTCGCTCTGCGCGATGCTCATTCGGCTGATTGCGGCAGTCGCTTTGTCGCCTTCGGTGTTTGAAATGTGACCGCCACCTCTAAGCGTTTCGTACGCCTGCAAAAACGACTGTCCTTGCGTCTGTTGAAACCGTGCGTAGAAATCGGCAGCGGGCGTGCCCTGTACAAAACGCAAGCCCGGTAGGAAAGTAAAGCCTACGACGTTTTGAAAACCAGGGTGCGGGCGCGTAGCTGCCTGCACAACTTTGCCCGACGCGTCCTTGACTTCCGGACGGCCGACCATTGCGTCAAGATTTGCCACCGCACGGTTTGCTTCTGCAATCGCCGACGGCAGATTGTCCTGTGCGTCGCGATCGCTTTTAGCCGACGCTGCCCCTCGAGCGCGTGCGTTTGAAATGGCAAACTGAAAATTTGGATCCGCAGCGCGTTCCGCCTGCTGGGCAGCTAAGTTTACTCTACGCTCTGCAAGATTGGCGTTTCTTTCTGCTTGGTCGAGTCGACGCTGTTCATTAGCAATTCGCTCTTGGGCGAGCTTGTCACCCGGCAACGTTCCCTGCTGCCGCATACGCTCCGTCGCAGCGCGAATTCTAGAAAGTTCAGTAGCGGCTCTAGTCTGCTCGGCACGCGCCTCGTCAAGCGCTGTTTGCTCAGGTGTCCTTGCTGCGGCAGGGCGCACGCCCATTTCAAAAGTGGAGATTTGCTGACCGAATGTTGGACTGAGCGGATTGTCGTCCACCGTCACCGTTCTATCGCCCAACTGAACTCGAGCAGGTTTTGGTGCGGTAGCGACTTGGTCAGCGATCTTCATCCTTTGGTTAAGTTCAGCGGTCCGCGCTTGAGAGGCGCCCGCAGCGGCTTGAGACGCGGCAATAGCGGCTTCAGCCCGTTGCTGTTCAAGCTGAGACAACGGACGAGCGCCGGTCTCTAAAGTAGACACTTGTTGGTTGAAGGTCGGGCTTTGTGGGTTGAGGTCAACAATCACCACTCTATCCCCAAGCTGCACTTGCGTGGGTTTAGGTGCTGTTTCCGCTCGTGCTGCGACGCCCATCTGCTGTTGAATTTGCGCCAAGCGCGCACCAGATGCCAACCCCGCTGCCTGCGACGCTGCGGTAGCCGCTTGTCGTTGAGCCAGCAGGCTGGCGGACTCGGGCGCGGCGCCTTTGCTGTACGAACCAAGTTCTTGGCCAAACGTCGGGCTGTTCGGGTTGTCATCTCGAAAGATAACTCGATCGCCAACATCTACTTTAGTGGACTTTGGCGACACTAGCTCTAGACGCTTGTCTGCGTCGACCTGATACATCTGTACGATATTTGGATCGTACTCCGGTCGAATTGACGACTTTAAATTCGGCGCCACTTTACCGACTAAATCGCGCCAGCGGTCATACGATTCTTGACTGTTGACATCCGCCAACGCAAATCGCAGCGTTCCAAGAGCTTTAACTTCAGCGTCTCGTTGCGCTTGTTCCGCCTGCCTCCGCTCTCGCTGACCCTTCAACAACTCTCCATACATCTGCCGACCAGGCGCGCCGAACCGCAGCGCCATCTCAGGGCTGGCAGACAAATCCGCGTACGACATACCAGCTAGCGCGTTTTCCTGTTCCCGCTGGCGCATCAACTGTTCCGCCTGCATACGCCGTAACTGATTCCCTTCGCGCGCAGCCTCAAGCTGACTCAACTGAGCCATCATGTTCAGCGGAGACTCAAACCGGGGCTGCTGAATCCCGGCTGCGATCAGTTGGTTGATTGCCATAATCAATAGTCCGCAACATTAAACGGCATCGTAGGCGGTGCAGCGTACATCGTTCGCGTCACGCCGGGATCCATACCGCCGCCAAAGTATCGGTTCATCAACTGGTTCTGCATATACAGATTAGCGCCCGTGCCAAACGCGCCCGTCAGCGCGTTCGCTGCACCGATCTGGCCAGCGGCCTGCGAGGCGCCCATCGCGCCGAGTGCGGCCGACTGTGCGCCGCCCAGGTTCGCCATCTGGCCAGCGATGTTAGAAGTCAGCCCTTGGCCCGCTTGGACCTGCTGCATCAGCGGCAGAAGGCGCGCGCTTCGCTCGCCAGCGAACTGGCCGTACTCCATCGAGCCGAGCCCTGCTCGAGCCGCTCGATCGGCCTGGAACCGCTGGAAGGCGTTGCCGTACTCTTGTGAAGCCAAGTCTTGGCCGTAGCGCTGGAGCGCCTTGCCCGTGCCGCCTGACAGCAGACCGCCGCGTGCGGCGGCGCTGCGCTCGAGCGCCTTCAGCCCTTCGGACAGCCGGAAAGCGTAGCCAGGATCAGCTTGGTATTGAAACTGCTCGGCAGCCAACTCAGCCGGCGACAGACCTGCCGATGCGCGGTACTGCTGCGGGTTTCGCAGCTCTTGCATCAGCATATTCTGCGCCTCAAGACCCGCCTCGCGGAACGGCTCTTGCAGACCCAATTGGCGCTCGAACATTCGCTCTTGCGCCGCAATGCCTTCGCGCGTTGCGTCAGCTTGGGTTTGGGCAGCCTTGCGAGCCGATCGCGCGCCAAACAGACCACTGAGAACGCTGCCGCCTAACATAGCTAATGGGATTGACATTTTTGCGTCCTTTAAGCCTTCAAGGCTTTGAGTTCATCCAGCGTCGTGCAGGCGTCTGCAAGGGCGGGCAGGTCACGCAGGCGCTGCTTCTCAGCGACGACCGCAGCGTTGTCGGCGCCCGTCTCCAGATTACGCTGGAACTGTACATCAAGCGCCGCCAGAAGGGGAGCCCGCTCGGCACGCAGCCGATCTTTCGTGATGGTGCGGGCCTTCTCGAAGTTGATGGTGATCATTCGGTGTACTCCCAAGCGTCTCTGAACGTCCGGTCAGTCGGTACGTCCGAGGCGTCGATGATACGGTGCGGCTTGCCTTCCGGCACGACCTTGGCCACAAGATCTTCGATCGTGTGCTCGGCTAGGTACTCAGGCGTTGGGATGACGATCGCCACGATGCCGTTGTCCTGCGGGTAAATAATTCGTTTGTTCATAGGTCACCTGAAGACTGCGACGTTGACCACTTCGCGGTCGTTTCCGGTCGCAGCGTTGGTAAGCAAAGAAAACCAAATTTGCACAGCAGTCGTTGAATAGGTGCCCAAGGCGCCTGCGCCAGAGCTAAACAAACCGCTAGTTGCATTATCGTATGTTCCGCCTCCGCCGGAGGCTGATACAACCGCGTTATAGTTTGCATCCGGCAACGCGCTGCTAAAGTTAACCGTGTACAAACCTGTGCCGCCATCCGTAATGCTGCTGACGTTACCGCTTGCGCGCACAGCCGGTGTACCGGTTCCGTCAAAGTTCACCCACGCCCGGCAGCCATAAGCGGTGGCAACTGAGCCATAGCCAGAATTAAACTGAAGCAAACTGGTCGACGTGACACGCAAGCGCTCTGCTGCGGCGGCGCCTGCTGCCATCGTCTTGAACGACAGATCAAAATCTTCCGACCCGGCGCTGACGTCAGTCGACACAGCCTCAATTGTTGCGCCCACCTCGGTGTTGGACGCTGCCGTCTCGACGGCGAACTCCATGCCGACGCCTGCCCCAGCGCCAGGCGTGCCGCTGATCTGCTTGTCGATTCGCATGGCTTGCGAAACGGAATTGGTGACGCCGCTCAGAATTGTGACGTGCAACTGCTGTTGCGGACTCAGTTCGTTGATGCCAACCAGTCCTGTCGTTGCCACATAGACTCGAGGCGACGACGCAGTTTTGATCGTAAACGCGCTGGTGCTTTCGATGTATGCCGTAGCGAGTTCATTACCAAATATCAAGTCGCGCGTCGCGTCACCAATCCGCGCCATCGCACCAAGCGACCCTCGAACGTCAAACAAGTACGCCGGCGTAGCGGTGCTGATACCGACTCGGTCAGTCGACGCGTCAACAAACAGCAGGTTTGCGTTCCCATCGCCCTCAACGCGGAAGTCCTTGTCAGCACCCGCTTCGTTGAAGACCGCAGCGCCGTTGACCGTCATGTCGCCCGTCTGCACGAACGCGCCGGTCAGGCCAATGTCGCCCGTCTGTGTGGTGTCGCCGTAGTGGATGACGTCCACGTCGTTGGAGCCGCCTGACTGGCCAAACGTCATCACGGTGTCGGTGGCGCGGATCACCGGCGTGCTGGCCACCGTAATACCGATCTGCCCTACCGCAGCCAAGTAGATGCCGGTGTCGGTGTCGGATGCAAACGTGTAAGGCGGCGCCGCTGCCGAGCCGCTAGCCGCAAGGATCTGCGACAGGCTGAGTGAGTTTGAAATGTTGTCAACCGTCCAGATCGTAACGTCGGACGCGTCTTTCAAAACAAACTTGTAGGTGGTGGCGGTCAACCAGACGTTCGCCTCGCCGCGCGAATCCAGAATGATGGGGTTAGTGTTGGGCGTGGTCGCGGTTGCGTCCGTGTAGGTGGCAAGCGGCGTGGTCGTCCCGGCTGCGTAGGTGTACAGTTTCCCTGCCACCAGCGGATTGCCGTTGTTGTCGAAGAATTGAAGCTTTGGGACTGCGGACAGGTTGGCGCTCATAGCGAAACCTCAAAAACGGTCAGGATGGCCGATGGGACGGCCGGACAAAAGGCGGTAGCGGCTTCGCTAACCAATGTGACGTTGATGTTGGACACCGCCCACATAAGCTCAAAATAACTGTTACCTTGCATATCCAGCATGAAATTCCACGACACAACTTTTTCGTCGTTGTTGTCTTTGACCCGCACTCGGCTGGCAGAGTCTGGTACGTCGACACCGTTGATACGCGGCCAAACATACAGCTGGGAGTTAGAACCGGACGATTTGTCGACTTGCAGCGAAAACTCAAAGTTGTAGGTCGACGTGTCCGGTACAACAATTCTTGAAGTAGGGGTGCCACGGTTAATGCCAAACGATGTTGACGTGTTGTTGTACGTCACCGCATAAGCCGTATCCGGCGCGGCAGCCGTCTGCGTAGTGGTGTCAAAGAACGAACCATGCCGAGGCTTGCGATTAAAGAACCGATACCACTCTCTCGACATGATGTCGGACTCGCCCTCTTCGAGCAAGGGCACCCGTTGTGCCGGTATCCTAAACGGTTGCGGGTTAGGCATTGGTCGCGCTCACACTCAGTTCAGCGCCCATGATAGCGATCTTCACCGGGTCTGTCCCGCTGAGCTCATACACCCGGTCGCGCAAGCGCTCGGTCATGCCAAGTCGGCGCCAGATCACGCGCTGGCCTGTCTCACCGATCTTGCCCATCGAGCGCCAGTGCTCGTTCGACCAAGTGTGACCGCCGTCGTCTGACCAGCGCAGCATCACTTGAGGGTCGGACCCCTGTCCGGTCACAAGCCCGACGCCGGCCTCGCAGTCGAGCTGCAAGTTGTGTTGTGCTGTCCGCTTCAGGTTGTTTTGACCCGTTGGCAGCGCGCGCCAAGTCCGCAGCCAGCGCTGTGTGTCGCCGTCGTCTGCGTAAGTGTCTAGGTCAAGTTCGTACAACTTACCGTTCAAGTAGTCACCCACGATGATCTTGCCGTTGTAGCCGGCCATGCAGTTGGCGCGGTGCCGGGTGAAGGCGCTCGCAACCCAGCCCGCGCGCTCGTGCCAGCGTCCGGTCGCAAGATCGTAAACCCAGGTCTTTCCGGCGGTCGGGAACGTCAGGATGTAGAACTGATGACCGTCCTGTTGGTAGACCATCGAAATGGCGTCATCCATGCGGCTGTAAGACTGGATGGCGTATTCGATTGCGTGCGTGCTGATCCGCGTGCCGATGTAGCCGTTTGAGACGTAGACGATGCCCTGCCCTTGGGCGTTCCGGCCTAGCCAGAAGACCTTGTTGGCGAGCTTTTGAACCGAGTACTGCGCCGCGCAGCCCAACTCGTTAAAGGCACCCGCGATCCGCTCGAGCGGGAAGTCAGGGCCGCCTGCGTTGTACCAGACCTCAGTCGTAAACGTCCCAAAGACCCAGACCTCACGGTTACTGACCAGCACCGACAGAATGTTGTCTGGAGCGCCTTCTGCGCTTGCAAAGTCCAGCGGATCGACCGAGGTGCCGTCCAGCAGTGCGGTCACCCATAACTTCTGGCTATCAGGTTCGCTGAATACGAAGTATCCGTCAATGAAGCCTACTGAGGAGGCGCCGGGGAAGTCCGGGTCGGTGATCTCAGCGAACGCGGTCGTGCTGGCGTTGTAGATGTAGCTGGTGCCCGAGGCGTCCCCACAAGCCAAAAACAACTGCGTGCCGTTGTCGGCCATCGTCACTTGCCCTGTGCCGACGTCTGTGCTGACGGTGCCCCGCAGCGTGGCGGCGTAAGTACTGTCGACCTCCCACAGTTTTGTTTCAGGGTACGGCAGCGTAGCGGGCGATTCGACCGTGACGACGTAGAGCTTCCCGCCATAGACGTGCAGCCCTCGGATCGGACCGTTGTCGAGTGTGGTAGCCGGCGAGCCGCTGACCGTCAGCGTGATCGGTTTCAGACCTGGCGCGCGCTGCAAGAAGGCAGGCTCTTTACCGCCCTCGGCGACCACCTCGGGGAAGAGGTTGACGCAACGGTCGTTGGCAGCGTTGATGCTGCGCGCGACATAAGAGGCGCCGAGGATCGGGGTCTTCATCAATACCCGCCGGAAAAGATATTGAACCGCTGACGACGTCGATTCACCAGACTGTATGGCATTGCCATAATATCGTCAGGATTGTTGATCCGCTTGATGTTGCGCTTGGACACCATCGCGATTCGCTGGACTTGAGGTGTGGGTTCGACGCCAAACTCAGGCGCGAGCTCGCACGCCAAGCAGTAGCGGAACGCTCGCAGGTAGCCTGGCGGAAAGTTCAGCGTGGTGTTAAGCGTAGCCGGTTGTGAAAGCTCGCGAACCGACACCAAATGAAACTCTAGATCCTTGGTCGGACGCGGGTACAAGTACATTTCTACGTTCGGGTAGGTCATGTTGACCCACATGACTTGCGGGTAGGTGCTACCAGCAGTCTTGAGCGCGATGCCGTTGTATTGATCCTGGTTGATGAACAGGATGTCGTA